ATTGTAGGATATGTCGGCGAGAAGTTAATTCAGAAAGATTATGACTATGGTTGTAAACCTGGAGAACATAAACTGTTGATTTATCGTATTACTGAAACTACTTTCTTAGGAAGTGTAATTGAATATTCTTGGAAAGAAATTAAAGATTTCTGTAAAGAACATGGTCTAGAAACTGTTCCTGAATTGTATTCTGGTACAATTAAGTATTGGATGAAAAAATATAGTGAGGATGGTGAAACTTTCTTAGATACTCTTAAAAGAGTTTTCTTGGAAAAGAATTGTTTTTATTGTGCTAAAAAAGTACCTGCGGAAGGAATCTGTATTAGAAATGAATCAGGGAATAAAATTGCTTACAAATTAAAATCTAGAGCTTTCTTACTTAAAGAAACTGCAGAACTAGATAAAGGTGGGGAGGTAATAGAATGATAGGTTTTAGTATTTTAGTGGCAACATTTTTTATTTGTGGATGTTTGTACGATATACATCAAGATCTTAAAAATATTAATGAAACTTTAAAAAATAATGGAACTATTAAATGAAATTCAGAATATAACAGGATTTAATACTTTTCGTATATGGAGGTGTAGTAAACCTATACAAAAAGGTACCTTCAGAAGCAAAAGGTATACAAGAAAAGGTGATGCTATAAATTGGATACCTGAAGCTTTGCTCGGGAAAAAAGAATATATTTTAGTTTGCGTAAATTCAATCACAGGCACAACATATGAATGGATCTAAAGATTATTTTAAGCAAGTTATATCTAATATTGATATAACAAATGAAGATTATCAAACAATGTCTCTCCAAGAACGTTTGGAATTAATAAGTCGAATTAGACTATTATGTAAATGTCGATCTGATTATACAATGACTGTGGCTTCTTTAAGATTTCTATTTGATCCTTTTAGATTTTCTAATGTGTCTCATGAAGTTTCTGTAGAATATTGGAAAAAAGATACACCACAGATGTATCATGAAGCGGGAAATTTTAGAGATATAAGTAGAGAACTTCGCAATTTAAGAGGTAGTATTTTAGAAGATCCTATGTTAGCTACATACGATAATGCTTGTAAATTCAACGATTTAACAAGAAGATACAATTATATTATTACTACCCTTTCGTCTAAAGAAAGGGAGCTCTTAAGTGATTATGATAACACCCTTAAAGAATTAATATGAATAAACCATTATTAGAAATTTTTACTGTTTGTTGGAATGAGTCCAAAATTCTTCCAGATTTTATTAAATGGTATAGGGATAGAGTCCCAGGCTGTTTAATAACAGTGTATGATAATAACTCAGATGATAACACATTTGGAATAGCCTTAGACAATGAGTGCAAGGTTATTCCATTTGATACAGGAGGATATATGGATGAACAAACATTAATGGACATCAGAAACAACTGTTGGAAACAATCAGAAGCTAAGTGGATTCTGGTAGTAGATACAGATGAATTGGTTGATATAGATACTAACTTCTTGGAAACTAATCAAACTGGAAACATTTTTAAATGTGAAGGTTATGAAATGTTTGGAACAGAAGAAGATACTATTCAAACATTAACTCAAGGATGTGAATCTGCAGGTTATTGTAAACCTGTTTTGTTTAGAAACATATTTAGAGAAATTAATTTATATCCCGGGAGTCATGATGCTGATCCAGAAATTAAATCTCCATTTGGTATTATTTGGGATTCAACGTCTGTTAGATTATATCACACTAAATGGAGATCTTGGTCTAATGGTATTGAAAGGGCTAGATTATTAGCTAAAAGAAGATCTGAGCACAGTAAACAAATGGGATGGAACTTTCATTATGAATTAGATGAATCTATACATTTAGATTATTATACAAATGGTATAAAAAATAGAGTTAAAGTAAGATGAGTTCTATATTATGGCAACATCATAAGACTTACGAGTATAGTTACTCTACTAAACCTTGTTTAGGTGATCTTGCTAAATTACAAATGACGCTTGTAAGATTGGGTTCTTTTCAAAGTATTAAAGAAAAAATTCAATCTTACATGTTTAGTCAGACTTTTAGTAAAAGTCAAATACTAAGAGAGCCTGCCAAATATGCTGCTTATTTTGTATTCATGCAAAGAGAAGCTAAGGTTGAAATGAGTTCAGAATGTAATCTTTTAGCTGAACTCTTAGAGTCTGTAGATCCTTATATTTGGGTTCAAAATAGAGATATTGTAAGTTTATTATTAGGAGGATTAATTGAATATTCTAAAAGATTATGAAAGAACTTGGAAATGTTACATTCAGAATAAAAACTTTAAAAGAATTTATTAAAGAATTTGGAATTAACTGGGATGAAAAAGTAAAAGGTGGATGGTTTTCAGATATGGACTGCTTTTTTAATTATATTGTACCAGAAGAACATAAACTTGACTATTTTAAAGTTGTTATAGGTGTTCTAGAATATGCTTCAGCACCAGGACATGATAAAGATGGATACTGTGGATGGTTATTTTCTCAAGATATGATAAAATATGAATATAGAGAACAAACCAATATTTAGATTTAAAACCCGAGAAGAATTTTTGGAAGAGTTTGGAGATGACTGGGAAAACACCGTATTATATTCTTGGGATAAACCTATGAACAAATGGCTTGGTAAATCTATACCTTTAAAAGACAGTCTAACTTATTTACAATTATGGTTATATGATATTAAACATGTTCGACGTGGTAACTACAGTATATCCCGAGACATGATTAAACCAATAGAATTATGAAAACATTAGATGAAATAGGATTGCAATATAGGACTGATAAATCAAGTCCTTATCATAATTATCTAAATACTTATGAAAAGTATTTTAAAGAATTTAGAGATAAATCTGTAGTTGAATTATGGGAACTAGGAATAGGAGATATTAATTCGGCTAATAGAGAAGGTGAATCAGCATTTGTATGGAGAGATTATTTTACAAACTGTCCTACAATTAGAGTGTTTGACAATGACTTAGTTAAGGTAAATGGGATTAATCTTTTAAAACCTATTGGAATTAGTGCTCATCATCTAGACCAAACAGATGAACAAGGTTTTCATAAGTTATTAGAAAAAGTTGCAAGACCATTTATCATTATTGATGATGCGAGTCATGTTCAAAAAAATACAATTCAGTCTTTTGAAATTTTGTTTCCTTTGTTACAACCTGGAGGATTGTATTGCATTGAAGATACTGTAACAAGTTATTGGCCTGATTGGGGTGGGAATTTAAATGTATATGAATCTCAACCATTGACAATTATGGGATATATGTTGGGTTTATGTCATCAGATTAATTTAAAAAGACAAGAAACTTTCAATCCACCTTTAAATCTTTCAGTTTCTGATATGGTAAAACAAATAGATTCAATACATTTTCATCATTCACAAATTATAATTAGAAAGAAATGATATGGTACAATCCCAATTAATCGAAATTATTAATTATTATAAAGAGGTACAATCTTTAACATTATTATCTGAAAAGTTTAATATTTGTAAATCTACTTTATATTATCATCTTAAAAAATCTGGAGTTGATACAAAGTTAGATAGGAAGAAATTGGGTGAGAGGGTTAGAAAGTTTGAAATTGATCCCAATTTCTTTTCTAAAATAGATACAAGAGACAAAGCTTACATTACAGGAATTCTTCATTCAGATGGTTGTATTACTAAGAGAAATAATCAAGTTAGAATTAAACTTTGTGATTTAGATCTTTTAGAAGAAATAAATAAAAAGATTTATAAAAATCGTCCAACTTACTCTGGTGGTCAAAGTATTCCGAGTCATAAAAAGAATTCTTGTATTGTAATCTCGCATCCTCAAATATATACAGATGTTCAAAAACACGGATGTTGTTTAGATAAAACTTACAATCTGAAATTTCCAACTACAATATCAGAAGATTTAATGAGTGATTACCTAAGAGGATTCTTTGATGGAGATGGTTGTATATATGTAAACAAGAAACTTAAATATAGACCTGCAACAGTTAAAATTATAGCAACTAGAGTTTGGTGTGAATCATTAGTATCATATTTAAATACTTTAGGAATTCAATCTACTATTTATGATGATAAAAGGCACGACAATAGGGTTACGGGATTTACAATATCAAACGTTTCTGATATTTTAAATTTTCATAGGTTAATTTATAAAGATATTAATAACCAGATATTTTTAAAAAGAAAATATGATAAATATACAGAACATTTTAATTTTAAAACAGCTCTAATATGATTTACCATGAGATGTTTAGTCAGCATTTGCGAGCTGGGAACTGGCTCTTTAAGTATGCTTGGTCAATAGCTAAGAAAGCACAATTAGCTGAAATAACTGCTTACCCAGAGAATTATTATCTCTGGCAATATTTAAGTCATCCACCTCATACTTCTACTCCACCACAAGAATTTAACTTTCTTAAAGTTAATTGGGAATGGTCTAAAGAAGAAGAGTTAAGAGTTGATAAAGTATTAAAAGAAAATAGAAATACTTTAGTATCTTTAGATTCATTCTTTCAGTCTGAGAAATGGTTTGAGAACTATAGACATTTGGTTAGAAGTTCATTGTACTTTTCAGATAAAGCTGAGTCAGATGTTATTTGGAAGTATGGTGATTTGTTTCTTACAGAAAAACCTAAGATTGGAATTGGTGTTAGACTTGGTGATTTTATAGGTCATGGAGATTTTCATCAAATAGATCCAGATTGGTATATCTCTGCTTTGAATACACACTTCCCAAATTGGGAAACTGAGAATACTGTCGTAGTGTTTTCAGATGATGTAGTAACAGCTAAAGAGATATTTAAAGAGTTTGATTTTAAGTATCCTGAACCAAATGGAACTCATGTGTATGCTGATAATTTTAAACATTATCATGGAGATGCTTCAGAACAGCTTATACTAGGAACTTTAATGAATCATTTTATCATTGGTAATAGTACATTTAGTTGGTGGCAAGCATGGTTAGCTACTTACAACTCAGGTAAAGTAGTTCATTGTGGTAAAGTATTTAGTGAGACTGGTAATATGAAACATATTAATACAAAGGATTATTATCCTTCAAATTGGATTAAACATGAAAATCAGAATTTATGAAAAGCTACCAAGTGGTAGTTTTATATACAAAACAGATGTAAAAATGAAACATTTGCCCACTATTGGAGATTTATTTTCAATTGGTGGAGCAAAAGATTTAATAGTTACACAAAGAAAATTTAGTATTACTAGCAATGGTACACTGGATTTAGTTACGTTAGTTTTAGAAAAACAAAATGAAAATACTAGCAGTTTACAATCCACGTAGTGGAGGGAGTTATCATAGAGTTAAACTGTGGTCAGAGTTTGTAAAGGATGTTACATTAGTTCAAGATCTAACTGAAGAGTTGGTTTCTAATTGCGACATTCTTTACATTCACTGGAATAGTAAGACAGCTATAACAGACCTTAGTATTTGGAAAGAAAAATATAAGTTTAAAATTATTGCAGACATTGATGATACTTGGGATAATACTGTAAGTCTTACTTACACTAATTTCTTGAGTCAACATTTATGTCTACTGGCAGATCATGTAATCTGTAGTACTGAATATCTTGTTTCAAGAATTATGGAATGGAACAAAAATATTACTGTAATTCCAAATCTTTTACCAATTGGATATGGTCAATTTACTCCAAAAACTAAACAACACTCTAAAATTAGAGTTGGTATTGGTGGAAGTATCTCACACTATGAAGACTATATGTCTTTAGCTCCAGTTATTAAAAGGTTAGAGAAACAGAAATGGTTCCAAGACAAATGTGAATTTGTTATTATAGGTTATAATAACTTAGATCAAAGATGGAGAGATGTAAATAAGATGTTTAAAGATGTAAAAATCTTTAAGTACAAATCTCCTGAAGAATATATGTCTTTGTATGACCAAGTAGATATTATGTTGATGCCACTATTAGATACAGATTTTAATAGAGGTAGATCAGACCTAAAGATCTATGAATGTCTTTGTAAAGGCGTAATTCCAATCTTGAGTAAGTTGTATGAAAATAGTCACTTCTCTAATGATTTGGAATTACTGGTTGAAGATTGGGAAAGGTCTATTAAGATGATTGCGTTCAATACTCATGATTCTTTTAAACCTGCTGGAATCAACAATGTATATCAAAGTAAGTGTGTGGATCTTAGATTAGAAGTATTTGAAAAATCCACAACAAGTGTTAGTGAGCATAATTTATTTTCCATTGTATATACAGATTCACAAGATGTGGAATACTTAAAGATTCAAAATAAGATTTCCACAATCAAAGATAAAAGTTATTTATTTGAGTATAATCCTATTATTAAGAAAATAGATAAATTCACAAGTGAGGATACATACACAGCTTTCTTCAGTCACAAGTTTCCACAAAAAACAGGTTTTTATAAGAAGTATGTTGAAGAGATTCTAAATAATGAAGACTCAGATGTTATTACTTTCTGTAAACAAACTCCTACATATTTAGAATGGTCTGAACAACAGCATCCCGGGTTAATGGATATCTTAACTAAAGTTTGTGATAAACTTGGATTGATAGTAGAAGAACCTAGATGTACTATTTATTCTAATTTCTTTGCAGTTAAAGCTGATGTATATAAAGAATATGTACAGCTTCTTAAGAAAGCTATAGATATTATGGAAACTGATGCAGAGATTAAAGATTTATGTTGGAAAGATTCTAATTACAGTCAAGGTTTAAGTAAAGAAGATTTAAAGAAATATACAGGATTAGACTATTATACTTTTCATACGTTTGTTTTAGAAAGACTTGTGTCTATCTGGATAGATAATAAGAAGTTGACTTATGCTGTCTACACCTAATATTACAAGATCTGGTAAAATAGAACATGTTGAAACATATTCAAATCTTTATCGAAAAATTACTGCAATTAGAAGTTGTGTAAGAGTATCTCGAAAAAAGAAATTGTTATCTATTGAAGAACTGTTTCTTGTAGAAATGTTAAATACTTTAGATATTGAAGCAATAGAATCTAGTCAAGAATTTTGTAAAAGAATCAATCTTCTTTATAGGTTTTTAACAAGTTTATCATGAAAAAATTCAATAAACTTCTTAATAGTAGTCCCACTGGAGGATTGTCTAAAACTGTTCAGAAAAGATTAGATAAGTGTAATTATTCTATTCAATCTATAAAAGAGTTTTCTCAAGTTGTAACAATATATCAAACACTTAAAAAATATCATTTTATAAAAACATTTACATTTACTATATCTTCAGAAGATTATTTATTAACAGATATTTTAAGACAATGTGATCACAATGCAATGTGGGACAATGAACAAATTATTAAACAACTCGTAACTAGAATTAAGTTTTTTAGAGAAAAATGTAACATATGACACTGAATAATAAATTACTAACATTTATTGAAAGTAAAGGTCATGATGTTAGTGATGCAGTGATGTATCTCTTAGCTTGTAGACATGAACTTAAACATAGATGTACAGAAGAAGTATTTCAATTCTTAGTTGAAAATAAGTTTGTTAGATTAAATTTACTAAACAATAAAGTTGAAGTATTAATTGGATTATATGAAGGAGAGGAAGTCAATCTTCCTGAGATAGACTTATCTGTAGAACAAGTTGTAAGAGACAGAGTAGATGAATACAGATCTTTATTTAAAGGTATTAGAACTGGATCAATTGGAGAGAAACAGAAAGTGATAAATATGTTATCTCAATTCTGTCTACAGAACAATAAAACTTTTGACGAAGTAATAACTGTTACTAAAGTCTACATGCAATATACTGATACTCAAATGATCTCTAATGCAGACAATTTTATTTCTAAGATAGATAGAAATGGAGATGAAATTAGTTTGATAAAAATGGCATTTGAAGAGCAGGGTATGGGTGAAGACTCTGGACAAAGAACTTATAAAGTTATATGATTATGTTATTTATGCATTTTAATTTTTTGTGTAATGAAATAAAACCGTATCTCAGATTTCACTCAAATAAAGATCATCAATTTTTTATGATTAAAGAAATGTTCGAAGAGATAAGCATTTTTGAATTATTTAAAAGTGAAGAATTTCAAAAGATCTTATGTAAAAAGATTTATGAACTTGGTATAATTTCAGATTTTTCAAGAAGTGGAATACCGGAATTTTATGAATATGTCAATAGTGAACTTTAGATTCATTTGTATAAAATATAGAAAGTATATAAATACTCTTCGGAAAGATATGGGTTTTATGGATGAATTTAAGAAAAGATTAAAATTTTATAAAATGTATCCAGATGAATGAGAAAAAACTTCAAAGAGAAATGTATAAATTTAGAGGATCTTTTTATTTGTTTGAGTTAAATCATAATTTCAATTTTATAAAACATCCAGAGTATTTAAACATCAAATTACTTTATGAATTACTTGTAAGTATAGATTTTAAAATTCTACTTGAATCTAGTCATTTACATTATAAGATTCTAAAATATAATAGAATTCTTGATAAAATACTTAAATCTTCATTAATAAAACTACCTTTCAATGATTATGTCAACAGCTAAATTTAGAAATATGATTACTGAGTTTAAGAGATATGTTAGAAAGGAAACTGATTGGACTAATTGGTCTCCTGGAAGAGGTATGAAACAATTACCTAAAACTGACAATACTCCTGAAGATAGATTGATACGTGAAATGATAGACAATGTAGATTTTATGGTATTGTATAAATCTATTGAATTTAGGAAACAATTAAGAGAAAGATTAAATTATTATGGGTCGAACTAGAAGACAAAAGTTTAATAGAATTTTAGATAAGTTTTGGCAAAAGTTTGCATTTAGAGACCATTCTAAGATTGAACGTGAAGACTATTTAATTTTTGAATTTATAGAAGAACTTGACGAAGATGTTTTATACAGAAGTCCTGAATTCAATAGACAATTCAGGTTGAGATTAAAATATCACAAAATGAATTGGAATGCAAAATAAACCAAAATTTATAAGTATAGAAAAATTGTTTCCAGATTTATTTAAAATAATTCCTGGATGGTTGAGAGGTACATATTATTGTATTACAGGTAGCACGGGATCAGGTAAATCTAAGTTTGCTAGATACGCATTTGCTGAATGGACTTATCAATATTGTAAAAAAGAAAAGATTCCTTTCAAAGTAATTTATTTTGCAATGGAAGAATCTTTTGAATTCTTTTGGACTACAATTGCTTTGGATAAACTTTTAGAAAAAACTGGTATAAGTTTAACTTATTATCAGTATAAAGGTTTACATGAAGGTATGACTCCAGAGATACAATTGGAAATGGATAAGATTTTACCTGAAATAGAAGAGATGAAAAAGTATATTAAAGTATATGATGACATTTCTAATCCTACGGGTTTACTTAGAACCATTCAGAAGGAATTGGAAGAACATGGTCAAACAATTGAAGGTGAGACATTTGTAGATGAACAGGGTAATAAAATTACTCATAAAAGTTTCAAATACAATGACCCAGACTTTCATTTAGTAGTAGTAAGTGATCACTTGGGATTATTGTCTCCAGAACAGAATAAGAATGCATTAGTTAATACTTTACACTTAGCTATTAGTAAATGGTCTGAGTATGTAGTAAAGATTATTTGTAAACGTTATAACGCTGTAGTAGTAAATGTACACCAGCAAGAAATGGCTGGAGAGAATAATGATAACTTTAAGTTAGGTAGACTAGAACCTAGTGAAGCTAAATTGGGAGATAATAAAATTATAGGACGTGACTATGGAGTAACCTTTGGATTGTTTAATCCAATCAAATATAGTTTGTATAATTATATAGGTTATGATACTAAACGTTTTGACGATAATTTTAGAACTTTACATTTAATTAAACATAGGAATGGTTCTCCTAATATTGTTAAAGCTATGTGGTTTGAAGGAGTAGGTAATAAGTTTGAAGAGCTACCAAGTCCTGATAAGAAACCTGAAATTGATAAATTCTTAAAATTAAAAGGAAAATGACAGTAGAACAGTATCTTAGATTTACTGATGATATGACTCCTGAGCAAAAGTTAAAGAAGATTAACAAGTCAAGAAACTATATTAGATATAATATAATTCGAGGATGGAATGTTGATACACAACATCCTCTATTAACTGAAGCTGAAAGATTGTATTTAATACAAATGCAGGATAATAGAGAAGCTGTTAAACAAGCTAAAATTAGATTGTTGACATTCTTTTATGATAATTCACCAGAAGTAGGTTCTACTATAAAGAGAAAGCCTGTACCAAAAGGAATTGAAATTATAGCTGGACCAGATATATTTGAAATATGACTGAAACAAGTTTGTATGCTGATGTAGGTAAAACCCTACGAAAATTATTAATGTCTAAGGATCCTTATTATGCTATGTTCATGATTGGTCTGGATAAACAAGAAACTACTAAAGTACCTACTATGGCAGTAGGACTTAATGGGGTCAATGTTATTCTATATATCAATCCTGAATTTTGGTTTGGTATGACTTTAGATCAAAAGTTTGGTGTGTGTCAACATGAGATGATGCATCTATGTTTTATGCACCTAGTAACAGGAAGTAGCTATCCAAATAGAAAGTTGGATAATATTGCTACTGACTTGGAGATAAACCAATATATTGGTAAAGACATGCTTCCAGATGGTTGTATAACTTTAGAATCAGTTAAGAAGGAATTTGGAGTAGATTGTCCAGCTAAATCTGGTAGAGATACTTATTACAAAATGCTCCAAAACGAAGTTCCTGAAGAATATGAATTGGGAGATAGTGAACATTTCTGGGAAATGGTTGAAAATTTGAGTGAAGCTGATAAGGCTGTAATTCAAAATCAAATCAATTGGAGAATGGAACACACTAGTCAAGAATTAGAAAAAACTAGACCCGGTTCAACTCCAGGTGAAATCTCAGCTCTTATTAAGATGCATAAGATTCCACCAAGGTTTGATTGGAAAAAGTATGTTAGACTTTGGGTTGGCAATTCTTCAGAAGTTTATACTAAACAATCTAGGTTTAAACCAAATCCTTACTTTAAAGGAACTCCTAGTTCAAAGATTAAACTTAAACACAATATTTGTTGTGCAATTGATACTTCAGGTTCTGTATCTGAAGGTGAGTTGGAAGAGTTTATGTCTGAGATTTATAACTTATGGAAGTTTGGTCATACAATAACCATATTGTGTGCAGATACTACAATCTATGAACCTTATATTTACAAAGGTCAAACTGAGATTAAAATTCATGGTAGAGGAGGTACTTATTTTACTCCAGTATTAGAATATTTTAATACTCATCCAGAATACTCATGTATGATTTATTTTACAGATGGTTATGCAGAATTACCACCTAATGCTAATAGACCTATGTTATGGGTCGTAAGTAGTAATGGTGGAATAGAAGCTATTAAAAATCATAATGGTAAGATTTTAAAAATTGAAAAATAGAATAAATAAAAATGTCTAAAGAAGCAACACGAATTAAACTTACACCAAGTGCTACTAAAGAGCACTTAAATCAGTATTTTGCTAACTGTGAACATCAAATGAGTAAAGGTCTAAGACCTACTAGTTTGTGTGTAGAGGGTAAAGCGGGTATAGCAAAAACAAGTCTACTAAAACAAATAGCTCAAGAGCAAGGTTATAAGTTCCACCAAATCAATGCTGCCATGATTGATGATCTTGGTCACTTGGTTGGATTTCCTGAAAAGGAATATCAGATGGAATTCTTTGATAACAATGAAGGTATTATCTCTAGTCAAACTAGATGGATTCCAGCAGAGTTCTCAGAAAATGCCATTCAAGAAGGTGGTAAATATACAGGTGATGCTAGAATGGCTTATGCTGTTCCACACTGGTTGAAAGAAGTAGATCCAGATGATAAATTTGTACTCTTACTAGATGATTTTACTCGAGGTCTTCCTATGGTTATGCAAGCTTGTATGACTTTAGTAGAAGAATATCGGTATGGTTCATGGGAACTTCCTAAAAACAGTATTATTCTTTTAACTACTAATCCAGATAATGGTGAGTATTCAGTAGCAAGTTTAGATTTAGCTCAGAAAACTCGTATGAGATATGTAGAAATGATCTTTGATGTAGATTCTTGGGCTCAATGGGCAGAATCTGAAAACTTGGATGGACGTTGTATTAACTTTGTACTTAATCATCGTGAGCTGTTCAGTGAGAAACATGATGGTATTGGTGGTGGTAAAGACTACAATGCTCGTATTATGACTAAGTTCTTCTCTGATATTGGGTGCCTGAAGAATTTTACTGATAGTTTAAGCTATGTTAAAATTTGTGGAGATGGTTCAGTAGGTAATCAATTTACTGATATGTTTATTAGTTTTGTACATAACAAAATGGACTTATTGCCACATCCAGATCAGTTGTTGAAAATGGAACCTGAGAAAGCATTAGTTGAGTTGAATAAAGTATGTGGTAATTTCAAAACCAAAGATGCTTACAATCCTGCAGTAGCTAGTATTATGGCCTCTCGTATTACAAATTATATCATCTATGGTACTCATGATAAATGGGGAAAAGATGAGAATGCTAAAGCTGTAAGTATGATTCTTCACAATTGCTTCAGTGAAGATCTTAAGTTCTACATGGCTAGACAGTTTATGTCAGATAAAGCTAAACAACAATCAACTAAACTTCAGTATATCACTCTCCATCCGGAGATTGTTAAAATGATGTTCTCTAACTAATTCAATGACTCCAAAATTAATTAAAATGACATCGGGTGATGCCATTTATGCAAATCAAGATTTGATCAAGTGGATCAAACAAGTTTTATCTCTACCCAGTGGTATAATGAAGACTGGGGATAATGTTTATTTCTTTAAGTCTGTAGATTTTAAAAGAGACATGTTGTATATTTCAGAAGAAGCTTTTTCCAGAGTTATTAAATTGGAGAAAGCAGATGCTGTAATTGTAAGTACTGATTTATCGTTTCCTACTAAACCATTGTCTCTTAAGGATAATAAGATTGACAGTAACTGCCCATTGGAAATGGCTGATGAGATAGTTTATAACGTAAGTTCTATGGGATCTAATTACTTAGAAACTTTCGTTCAATGGTTTAAACTGTCAGAGTTAACTAAACTTCCTAGGATTGTATTTGAATCAGAACTTCTTAACTTTATTAATTCAGGATTTGTAATTAATGAAGAGAATTATGACTCTATTGTTTCTATGCTTAGATCTGATCGGAAGATAGCTTGTAAAACAATTGACAATTGTAAAATTAGTGAATCTCTACCTTATATTTTATTCTTAATCTATTTTAGACAAGGATTGATGAATAAAGATACTTCTCTAGCTTATGAACTTCCTAATGTAACTAGGTATCTACATGGTAAAGGTTGTGGAAATAGTATTTCTGGTGAAGTATTCAAGGAACTGATTTCTGATGAGAAGATTGGTCCTAGAATTATGTCTACAGCTCTTGAGATAGCTCAAAAGTCAATTGATAATAATAGCAGCTTAAGTTCTATTAAACCATATATTGACCAATTTGATATTAACTTCTCATGGAAACAGTAGATGATCTATATCAACCTAGGAATGGTTGGGTAGGAGATAAATCTTGGCAACTAAAACCTCAAATATATAATAGTTTTGATGCAAATAAACTAGTTTCAGGAGATGTTGTTTACTTTGAGTATCTAAATCCTAAGTTTTCAGTTAAAATTACAGAAGAGTATTTAGGTACTATAGGTTGTACTAGAACTAGAAAACAGGATTTAGCTACAAAGATTGTTCATAATCAATATGTTTCAACGTCAAGTAGTGAAAAACCTGTTCAGATACCACTTATAATTCTAAATAGACATAAGTATTATCATCGGTTTAGATTTGAATCAGCTCTACAAAAATACATAGACAGTAAAGTTGAAAGATTTGATTTTAGTTATGAAAAATATTCTCAAATCTGGAGTTTAATGTCTGGTAATAAAGATGATGTTAAACTAGCTTGTACAGGTATTATGAATGTAGATTGGTCTCAGAATAAATTTTTATTTAAATTCTTACAAATCTACTTTTCAGAAGTTCTTTGTAATAGCAACTTAGGACAATTGCCAGGATGGTCATTATTTGCTGAAGTAAATAATGTAAATTGGAAATGGTTAAATACTGCGGTAGTACAACTTTTCATTCTACTTAAAGAGTATGAAGTATCAACAGAAGAAATCACATTAATACGTAAACTTTTAAATTCAAAATAATAATAAAATGGTCAAGATGACAAAACAAAAATTGGAAGATCTGTTCAACAGTTCTAAAACTTATGCTCAAATTGGAGAAGAACTTTCTACAGAGCAATTGGAAATCACAGAAAAGATGGTTCAAGCCATGTTTAAAGACAATGGTTTTAATCTACGTACTAGAGCACGTAAGAGTAAAGATGCTTGGTACACAATTGTCGACGATGTAACTCCACAACAGTCAACAGCTACATACACTTCTACTCCAGAGACTGAAGAAGAAGTAGAAGTAGAAACTTCCGAGGAGTACGCGTAAGTTAGAACCCCAAAAAACTAAATTTACTTTTAATCCTTAATAGAATAGATGTTCGATTTACCAACAAAGGTTGAAAAATTAGGATCTCAGAATCCTAGACGAATGGTCATATTTGCTCATACTAAAGTGGGTAAAACAGAAGCTTTATCCAAACTGAAAAATGCATTACTAATTGATTTGGAAGAAGGCGCCGAGTTTGTAGAATCAATGAAAATTGATTTTAAGAAGATGCTGAGAGACAATGATACAAATCCAGCAGCAATATTTCAGTTAATTGGTACAAAGCTTCAGGAGTATTACCAAGCAAATAAGAAGTGGCAATATGACTATTTAATTGTAGATACAACTTCAGCATTAGAAGTTTATGCTAGACAGTATGCTACAATTATGTATAAACAAACTCCAATAGGAAAGTCTTTTGGAGGGACAGACGTAGTTTCAGAACTTCCAAATGGTGGAGGTTATGATTGGTTGAGAAAAGCTTTTGAAGCTCTACTTAAACCCCTGGAAGGAAAGTGTAATATTTGCTCAATCCTAGTGAGCCATGTTAAAGATTCTAGTATCAATAAGCAAGGTAAAGACTTAAATGCTAAAGATGTAGCTTTAACTGGTAAACTAAAACAGATTGTATGCGCAAATGCAGATGCCATTGGGTATATGTTTAGAAATCCTCAAAATCTGAATCAAAGTATCTTGAGTTTCAAAACTCATGAACAAGATTTAGCTACTGGAGCTAGACCACCACATCTTTCTAATCAGGAGTTTGTAATTTTGGAACTAACAAATCCAGATTATGCAAGTAAAGGAGAATCAAAAGCATTTGCTAATAATTGGGATAAAATCTTTATATAATGAAACTACATATAGACACTGAAAAAAAGACTGTTATGATGGAAGGAGAAGTTCCAGTATCAACAGTCTTTAACTACTTAATGTCATGGTTTCCAGAAGAATGGGAGCAATGGAAATTTCTTCCATTTGTAGAAACTGTCAAATACAAAGAGGTTATTGTAGAGAAAAGTGTATGGAGAAGTCCATACTGGAATCCTTGGAATCCTGTTATTACATATACTACAGATGGAACAGTATTAAATCTTCAAGGTTCTTTTACCACAAGTAATGGTTCTAATACTCTTACAGTAAATCCTTCTTTTACCAATTCAACTACTGCAACTTTAAACTTTAATAACATACAATAATTTTAATCCATTATGTTTACATCAAAATCAGGAAACTCAGCACAAAGCGGATCTTATCTCAGAACTGGACTGGCCAGTTTTCAACTGTTAGGAGTAAATCCTACAGCAACTCAAATTCAAGAATGGACAGGAAGAGATAATGTCCAGGAACCAAACTATGATCTAAAAGAAGATTATAGTAAGGAACACATGGTACGTCCTTTGACATTCTATATTAAGAATACAGAAGGAGATGTAGCAAGGTATAAACTTGAGATCAGTAAAGATCCTAAAATTACCAAAGGAGGTAATTTTCAAGTATGTACCAGTAATGGAAGTATTGTATGGGCAAAAGCTAAAGGTTCTACAGAGGTAAAACCTGAGTTTGCAGATCATAAACCACTCTGTATTGGTGAGGAAGATCTTATCAATTTTGTTGGCCGTCTTATTAACTTTGATTACAAAGATCCAGATGGAAATTTGTACAAAGAAATGGCTAAGGCTGGAGTTACAATTGAAGCTTTGTACAATGGAGATTACAAAGGTATCAACGCAGTAGGTAAATGGGGTCAGGAGAATAACAAGTATATTATTATGCTTATGACAGTTTCTGAATCTCAAGGTTTAGATAAAGATGGTAACAGTGTAACTAAAACATACCAAGAGATTTGTAATAAATCTGAGACTTGGTTCTCTGGTGAAGTTACAGACTATGCACTTAATAAGTTGGAAAATGCTTATGAGAAGTCATTGGATGTAGCTCCTGGTGCAACACAAGCTTATCCTTTAGTTAAGCACTTGTTTACTTATAAGTATCAAGAGTTTGATCGGGCAGCTTGTGTAAATGCGGTACCATCTAATCCTCAAGCTAGTACAACTGCTACCTGGAACTAAATGTTTACATGAACTCAGGAATTTATAAAATAAGTAATGTTGTAAATGGTAAAATTTATATAGGTGCAACTAAAGATTTTAGAATCAGATGGAACGTTCATAAATCTGATTTAGCTTTAGGTACTCATTGCAATAACCATTTACAACATTCTTATAATAAACACGGTCTTTCAAATTTTAAATTTGACATATTACTACGTTGTGATTTAACAGATCTTGTTCAAATTGAACAGTATTTTTTAGATTTTTATCAACCAGAATATAATATTTTAAAAGTTGCTGGTTTTTCTACAGGTTATAAGCATACAGAAGAATCTAAAAAGAAAATATCTATTGGACATAAAGGAAAGAAACACTCTCTTTTAAGAAAAAGAAAACGTGGTAAGCCTATATTACAAATATGTTCAAAAACAAATGACGTTTTAAATGAATTCTTTACTGTTAGGGAGGCAGGATTAACTATTAATGTTGCACCCGGAACAATATGTGCGGTAGCCAAAGGTAAAAGAAAAACTGCAGGAGGATTTGTTTGGAAATATAAATCTTAGTATGTTTACGACAAAAAAACCGTACCACAAGCAACAAAATGTTCTTAATTCTATCTCACAAGAACAAGTGTTTAGTGAATACTTAGGTATATATCCTTCTCTAAGTGGCCGGTTTAAGAGTCCTTTTAGATCAAATGATAAAGATCCCGGATGCCGTTTTTCATGGTATTCCGGGATTCTTTATTTTGTTGAGAATACAGGATTTAATAATAAGTTATACTGGTCATGTATTGATGTAGTACAGTATGTTAAAAACTGTACTTACAGAGAAGTATTAGAGATATTAGCTAAGAAGTCTCATTTACATACTGGAATTATAAAACAGAATGTAGAAGTATTTATTCCAGAGATTCGATTTGAGAAACAAGATTGGGAAGAACCAAATATGTTTATGTTACCTGGAACAGTCTTAGAATCTGAATTGATATTCAAAGTAAAAAATTACTGGATAAAAAACAAGAAAGGTTGGAATCTAAATTCTATTCATCATCCAAGTAAAACTTTAGTTGTAGCTTATTACTTTCCAGATACAGATCATGTAAAACTTTATTTTCCTGAACAAAAAGAATTTCGTTGGTACTCTAATTGTTCAAGTGAAGACATATTTGGTTGGCATAAAATTAATCATTACCATTCCTATTCTAAAGAATTAGTTATTACTAAATCTGCTAAGGATAGAATAATGTTAGATTACTTTATCAATCTACCAAGTATAGCTCTTCAGAATGAAGGGTGTTTTATACCTCAACATAAGTTGGAAGAATTACAAGAAATGTTTGAAATAATATGGTTCTTGTATGACAATGACATATCAGGTATTCAACAAGCTCAGAAGTTAAGTGAGAAGTATAACTTAAGTTATAAAACAATTGATGTTTTACCAAAGGACACATTTGAAATGATAAAAGAATTTGGAATAGACAATACAAAAAAATTAATACTATGAATCCAGTAACTATGTTAGCTGTACAAAACATCCATCCTAAATGGAAAGTTTTGTTGAATCTCCCACTTATGTCTGGTAAAACTCCAATGACCATTTTAGATGAAACAATTACAAAAATTGTAGATCTTAAAGTAAAGTTATGCCCAGATACTCCAGATAAGATTTTAAGATGTTTACAATTAGATCCTGATTTAATCAAGGTAATTCTGTTGGCTCAGGATCCTTACCCACAACCTGGAATAGCTACTGGATTAGCATTTGCTTGTGAA